GGAATAGCACGACTACTCGCACTATTCTTTGAAAACATTCGATGTGTATTTAATTCAGCAAGTATAAATCTAGGAAAAGTAAGTATAAAAGTAGTTACTCTATTTCCTTTATCGTTGATACTATCTGCTATAATTTTAGCTTCAATTTTTTTCATTATCGACAAATTTCATTTAATTGTTTACAATAAACATATATTTTATCCGTTTCATATTCTTTAGTACTTTGATTATATGCTTTAAATTTATAATATCCTTCTAAATCATCTTCAAATTCAGAATAATGTATTTTAGTATAACCTAAATTCTCAGGTGGATTTTCATCAACATATTCACTATTTATTCCATAATAATCAATGAGATAATTTAATATACCAATTCTTGAATCTTGAATAGTTAATAAATCATAATCTCCATCATGATATTCTATCATTGCAGCAAAAACTAATCCCACCATTTTTCTATATTCCTTTCTATTAAAGTAAATAAAATTCTTTTAGCTTTATTGTGTAAATGATGTCCCATTTTTAAAGCTATTCTTATATCTTCATTATCACAATTAGGATAAATCTTTCTATAAGTATTTGGGTATTTTTCAAAATAATTTAATAAATTATTTTCTTTTATTTCTGATTCCATTTCAAATAATTCAGAATCTTTAATTCGTTTAAAAGAAAAATCAGATTTATAATAATCTTGATATTCGCAATTATAAAATTCATCTTGAAATTTATCAATTAATCTTACTACAAGATTCATTCTTTCTACGTCTCTTTCATAACCAATATATCTTTTATTTTTTCTTATATATTTGGCTGTATTTTCTATTTTAAAACGTAAAGTATCCATAATATAATAATCATCCCAATCTCTATCCTTCCAAAGAATTGGAGACCATTTGATAATATTTATAAGATAATACTTTACGTTTCTAAAGAAATCTTGGATTTTAATTATCATTATTTTTTATTATTTGTACATCAACATCAGATCTTTCACAATAGTCAGAAATTTCTTCTTGAATAAAATTAAAAGCATCCATTGCATCAATTATTAATTGCTCTGGTACATCTTTGATATCAGTGTATGGGTTATAATCATCATCTTCGATATCATCTTCATCATATAAAGAATTATTAACCATTTCCAATAGTTCAGAATCGAGAACTTTCATCTCCCAAGTTAATTTAAATATCATAACTAATTTTCATCCTCAATATTAGATTCACCTTTATCCAATTGCTTTGTTTCGAGCATATAAAAGGCACTTGATTTAGCTTTATAAGCTTCAAAGTTTTCACCTTCAACACGGACTACACAACCCTCTTCAGGAAGTCGATTTTTACACATATAACAATCTTTTTCGTTATATAATTCTTTAATTTTAATAAGAAAATCGTTTCTAAAATTATCCGAATCTCCATATCGTTCATATGATTCTGATACTATATTTAAAGCATATCCATAATATAGTTGTGGAACAGCTTTCAATCCTTTATAATGACAGAAATCTTGTACTTGTTTAGCACTGAATTCAAATACTTTACCAGAAGGATTAGTATAAGTTATACGATAAATATAAGCTTCAAATGTTCCAGGTTCACAACCATAATCATATTTTCCTTGAATCCCTGCACCAGAAGGAGTATATCCTACTAATTCTCCATAAAAAGTCATTCCGTCTTGAAGGAAATCTTTAACTCTATCATGACCTAATTTCCAAATATCGGCATCATAATAATGTTGAGCATTTGGATTTAATTCGTCCCCCTTTATCACTTTCCTTGAAGAGTAAATATAATCATATTTAGTGTCTACAATATTAACTCCTAATTTCTTAAGAATTTTTTCATACCATTTAAGTGGTTTCTTACAAAGAATTTTAGAAGAAATAAAACTTGTACCATGTAACTTATAAGTAATACTTATTAAATCATTTGGTTTAATCTTATGTAGGTTCTTAAATAGCATACTTGTGTCATCATGAAATCTAAACTGATTTTCAATAAGTTTACTTTCGTTCTTTTTAGTAATTCTATTCTTTTTTGAATTTGCTAAACCTGGAGTATTTACAAATTTAGGAATATATTTTCTACAAATTTCGATTCCCTCTATTTCGTCAAATTCATCTCCAATATTCAAAGGAGTACCAATTAATTCTTCTACTTTAGTCCAATCTGATTTAATAAAATCAGTAAACACTAAAGATTGCCATGGCATAAATAAACCTTCTGATTTATTTCCTCTAAATTTTACACATCTGATTCTACCGTTTTCTTCAAAATAACCTTTCTTTTCAATATCTGTATTTAGTTCAGATTTTCTATAAAGATTATTTGATTTTAAATAGATTTCAGATAGTTGTGTCTCAACCGGAAAATATAATCCTATATCTCCAATTTTAATATCTTTTCCAACTATTACTTGTTGTCCCAATATTATTGCGGCTTGTACAAAGTCACAACCTTCTAATGGAAGTAATGTTTTAATTTCACAAACTATTGCACAATAATTATTATTTTTAGGTTGTTTTAATTTCATTTTTTATATACTTTATATAATATTGATCTGATTCTGGTCTATACAATGTAGTATCTTTATCAAATTCTCTTAATATATTAACAATTTGTTTTTGAGAATATTTAGGTTTATTTTGTTCTATATATTTTTCAGCATTTTCTTTTAAATTAAACCATTTAAAATCAATTAGATTTGGAATTGATAATCCTAGATGAGTTACTTCATTAATTTTATAATAATCAAGCGAATTAACTTTTGATGTTACACCAACACTAAATAATGTATATTTTCCAAAAATATGCATCCCATCTTCAGTTATAAACAAAGGAGTTTTTACTTTAGTAATATCGGTTATATAATCAAATCCTGCATAAAAAACATTTATATTATCTTTATATATTTCAAATTTCGAAATATTTCCTATAAATTGTTCAGTATCATCAAGAGTTACTTTATCCCCAATAGTAAATATTTCTCCATCAGACAGTCTTTTTACAGAATGAATATTCCAATATTCAGAATAAGTAAAATCATTTAAATCTTCATCACTGAATCTATTTTTTAAAATAGTACCTATTTTATAAGCATTATTATTTTTTGAAGAAGAAAATGTTAAAATTTCATAAGTAAGTTCTTTTATTTCTTCCCAAAATTCAGGAAATTTTTTTACTTCATTCATTTGAAATATTTGTAAAAAGTCATCTTTAGTTGTTGTAAGTTGACCATATTTATCTTCTTCAATAATAGTTCCTAATTTTAAAGATAATGGGTATTCTTTTATTAATTTATACTTTTTCATATTAATAATTTATTTTGGTATGTAAATTCGATGAGGAGTATCATAATATCCTTCTTCCCATCTAATTATATAGAATTGCTCTCTTTCGGTATCATAATACACTTGATTATCATGATCAGGTATCATTCCTTTTGGTAAATTGTTCATTGTAAATATTTTTTAAGTTCTTCAATTTTGTTATAAACTTCAATACTGTAAATAGTAGATTCTTTTAGAGAAAATTCTTTTAATATTTCTATAGCAAATTGTATAGATAATTGATAGTGTTCTACCCATAAACTAGTATTATCAACTCTTTCATCTACACTTATATCGAAGTGTTTATCTTCTAATTCTTCTATTTTCTTTTTTTATTTTTTTAAATAAATCCCGCAGGGTCACTGGTTTAAATACTCTACTATTGCCCCTTATTCGATTTAATTGTATTTCTAACAGCAAGCCATCATTTCTGATGCTGGGTCTTGGGATTTAATTTTATGGTACATACAAAATAGTAGGATTATTAGTATGAATTTCATAATCGTATATAAAATCACTACTGAACATTCTATTAAAAGGTTTACAAATATAATGATAGCCGTTTTTAGTTTCAATCAATGCAATATATTTACTACCAACGGGATTTCTCTTATCAACAGCAACTATAAAATCATTAATTTCTCTCATTCTTTTATGGTCAATATCTATTATCCAACTTTTATTTTCATCATGTGAAAATTTACCAGCAACACTATTATAAGCTCGCCTAACAGATTTATAATCTTCATTTAATATTTGGTCTGCAACTTTTTGAAGGTTCTTAAAAGCGAGTTTTTTGAAGCTTCTTTTGTTTAAGTTTATATAGGCTCTAGCATTATGAAAATTACAAAGTAGTTGAATTTCTGGAAATTTTAATTCTAAATTTTCTTTAGATGTTATATAATAAGTATGTACAACATGATTATTAGAACCTAAACCAGCAATTTCTTTTTTACGTTGAATCAACTGTAAAAAATAAAATTCATCTTCTGATTTAAATTCTAATAATTGTTTAATTTGTTCAAGATTATTTATCATCTTCTACTTTAAAAGGATTTGTTTCCAAATAAAGATTTAATTTATAATTTTCAATAGTTAAATCTTCTAATTCTTCAAGTAATTCTTCAATTCTTTGTGCTAGAAAATTTATACTATCTTCTTCCCAATCTTCTGGAATTAATTCAGAAGGATTAGCAGAAGTATACATCATTAATCTATGTTTTACAGATTCGATAATTTTTTCATTATCTTTTATTTTACTTTCTAATTCATATATATTATGAAAAGCTTGTCTGCTTAAATATACATCTGCTACAAAATCAGTTCCCCAACTCATATTATTCTGTTTTAATTGTTATTCTACCTTCTTTTGAATACGATAATCCTTCGTGTGAATAAACACTATATGAAAGATTATCTGGATTAGCTGTTTGATATTCTTGATCAAATTCTTCAAGAATTGGTCTATAAATATCATAACAAATTTTAGCTTCTTCTGATAATTCAGGAGAACCAATTCCTAAAGATTCATTGGGATCAAAATCAAACATTGCATTTTTAGCATATTTTAAATGTATATCCCAAATTTCTCTTCTTCTATAATATTCTTCAGTATATCCCCATTTTTTATAAAGTTGATTGATCAAACTTGGGGGAAAATATTGAAATTGTCCTGCTGAAAATCTACTCATAAATTCACAAGCTTCCTGTATTACAGAAAGTTGTTTATGAGTTAATTCTAATTTATATTTTTTGTTTTTCATTATATTCTTTAATTTTATCAAAAATAGATTTATCCAATTTCTGAGTAGTAAATAAAAGTCTTGTACCTTTCTTTACTTCAAATTCATGTTTCTTATTAACATAAGCTTTTATTAAGTCAGATCTTTTACCAATATGAATTACATAAGAATAATTACCTTTCTTAATAATTTCTACATAGAAATTAGGTAAAGAAATAGTCATTCCTAACATATTTAAATCAAATAAAACAACACCTATCCAATTTGTTAAAATTCTATAATGTGGTTTTGATTCAATCTTTTTAAAAACATCATTGATACATTTAGTTAACATTTCTTCTGTTAACTTACTGTAACTATAAGAAGTCGATTGTATTAGATTTCTTATCCCACTCGAAGGTGAAGGGTTTATTTGTGTATTTATATTGTTCATTTAAACATGATGCGTTAAAATAATGTGTTCCTTCATAAAATTTATATCCAAATCCAGAGTGAATATGTCCACATACGTGAATCTTAGGTTTTATCACTTCTATTCTATTAGCTAAAAGTTGACAACCCAAATGATCAGTTCTACCAATAACTTGATCTAAATGACCCATTGCTGGTCCGTGTGTTATAAGAATATCTGTATCTTCTGAAATGTTATTCCATCTTTGATATAATTGTTCTCCATTTCTTGGAAGATTAAAAGCCCAATTACAAAATTCTGGTTGCCAAGGACTTCCGTAAATTTTTACTTTTTCTTCATAAGATTCTTCTCCTATTAATAATAGATCATCTTGTAAATAATCTATTCCACTATAATCAAGTAAAAGTTTTTTAGTATCTTCTACAGAATCTTGAAAACCAAAATCATGATTACCGGCAATAAATACACAATTATCATAAGGAAGCATTTCAAACCATTTACAAAAATTATTTATTTCATGTAAATAACCCATAGAACTAATATCACCAGCACAAATAATAAGATCACCACCAGGTAAATCTTTTGTAATTTGTTTATGTAAATTATGAGTATCTGATATTAATGTTATTTTCATTATACTTTAGCTTTTCTTAGTTCTTGATCATTTGTTCCAGCAATCATAGTTGTCATTCCAGAACTTCTAATAATCTTTCTTTTATTTTTACAATCGGGACAATAGTCATTTTCATCAAATGATTTTCCATTTATAATTCTAATATTAGATTTATAAACAGAAGTCACTTGATCAAATAAACTACAATTCTGATTTTCACATTTATATTTTGGCATTTGTCAATCGTTTTATTTCTTCAAATGTAAATGGACGATATTATCTATTTATTATTTCCATTGCCTTATTAAATTTTCGATTTAAATAAATTTCATCATTATTATTATATAAATAATATATTAGTTTATTTAAATTATCTAAATTTGTTATTCTTAACATAGAAGATTTTGAATTATCATTTTCTCTTTTATTAATAATAGATATAATTTCTAATTCATTTTTAAAATAATATTGTAAATAATTTCAATCTTGTTCATATCTACTTGCAATACTAAATTGATAACAATAATTTTCTAAATTTATATAAAAATTACCATCTCCATCAATTAATCCTCGTAAAAAATAAGGATGATATTCTTTTGGAATATGATTTAAAATTTTTTCATGAGAATCAATAGAATGTGGATATTTACCCATTTCTTTAAAAAAAGAACAAATATTTTTATTTGTAGTTTGAAATATCATTTGAGACTTTCTGTTTTCTCTATTTCTATAAGATAGATTTCATTTTCCTAACTTATTAAAAATATTTATTAAGTTTTCACCATCATCTTTAATTATTTCAATTACTAATTCTCTATCTTTTCTTATATAACCATCTGCCCAAAAAAATCCAATAAAATATGCAGATTCTTTAGTTATAAATTCAGAATTTATAAAAATTTTAGAATTTATATTTTCATCTGGTGTTATATTTTCAAATATAATATCTTCTTTTAATTTTTGTTTACCAGATTTTAAATTTAATCTAGATGCTTTTGCTCTTAAACTTTCAATTGATCTGTTTAATTTTTCTGAACAAAATTTAGCTCCATAAATTGGATAATAATTATTCAAAAATTCAATTTCTTCTTCCCTGTACAATTTATTCATATTTTATTAAAATTTAATTATATGCAAATATATAAAAATACTTTAATAAAAAATCATGAAATTAATATAATTTTTACTCGGCAAAATAAATTTATCTTTTATCCATTATTTGTTTTATTTCTTCCCAAGAGTAAGGTTTAAATTCAGCATTATCAATTCCTACATCCATTCTTTTGTATTTGGTATTTAATATAGAATTATCTAATTTATGATGCACATGTCCGTGTAAATGGATAAATCCTCTATTCCAACTATCAATAGGATAGTGCATCATACAAATTGGTTGTTTATCAACTTGTATTTCAAGATAATCTTGAACTGAAGAAAAAATATATTTAGCTTCTACATAATTTGGATATTCTCCATCTGTATTTGTTCCATCAATTAAGATCTCACTATAAGGATGATTTCTAATAACATTAGGAAGAATTAAATTCTTTTTAATTGCATTATCGTGATTACCGATAAGAAAATGAATATTCTTACAAATTATTTGTTTTCTAAAATTCCAGATATTTTCAATACCACTAAAACTCCAATCACCTAAATGAAATAGAATATCATCTTGTTCAACATATTTATTAATTTGTGAAACAATATGTCTTGACATTTCTTTTACCGAATCAAATTTCCTAGTAGAATTTTCTTTATCTGCCCATACAGATTCTCCAAAACATATGTTTTTATGCCAATAATGCGTATCAGACGTAAAGAATAAGTTTTGTTTAGTACTATCGAATTTTAAAATATCCATAATTTTATTTTTTATTAAATTTTATTAATTCTCCACATTTTTCATATTCTTCTAATGTTATAAACCAATTAAGAGTTATATTAAACACTTCTTTACTTATCCATTCTCCAGAAATTATACTATTGTAATAATCTTCGTAAAGTAAATTCTCTGCATAAATAAATGCATGTTTAAGTCTTGGATGGATTTTTTCAATTATAAAACTACTCATAATCTCTAATACATTTTAATACAGTTTGTACTGGAATACGATCGGTTGACCATAAAAAGAAAGTTACAGTAGCTTTTTTACCAACCAAACTTTCCCAATTTTCTAAATATTCTTCTCTTAATTCTCTATTTCCAACAGGTTTAGCTTTAAATTCTTTACCTTCATCAGTAACTAATCTGAAGCACATATCTTCATTTCGTAAACCTTCTTCAATTCCTATGATAGTAAATTCAGCTTCCAAACGTTCTTTAAGTTTTATCCAATCTGAACTACGTTTTCCAGGTCCATAAAGACCATTTGGTTTTCTTGCAACTAAACCTTCAAATCCTTCTGATACATATTTATCATGAGCTCTTTTTATTTTAGCCCAACCTTCTACAAGTTCATGATCTAATATTTTAACTAACGGATTGTCTTTAAATTCAAGCATTAAATCACATAAAAGATCTAATCTATTACTAAAAGTTTTTTCAGTATCAACATAATCAAATACCCAATATTCTAAATGACCACATCTATCTTCCCAAGTTTTTAATCTACAAGTACCTGAAATCCTTTGTAAAGACCAACCATGTACATAAAGTTCACCATCAAGAATAATTGTAGGATTTTCTCTAAAGAATTTTAATAATTGATCATTAGTTCTAATTGAAATAGTAGAAGCATCAAATTCTCCACCACCTCTACTTGAAGTAAGTATAGAATCTGTTTCTTGATCATATCGCATTAGACACCTTACTCCATCGATTTTTTTCGATACCCACATTTGTTTATCGAATACACTTATAGCACAATCATTACTAGATTTAGCCAATTGAGGTTTTAAATTTCCACCAGCATCGGTCTTTAAACTAGGAACTATTTCATCAAGTTCTTTACTTGATATTTCTTCCCATTTTATTTTAGTTAATGTATTGTATTTTTTATAACCTTTATCAGTGGATTTCTTAATAAGAGAATTATATTCTAATTCTGCTTGTTGTAAAGCTGATCTTTTAACTTTACCTTTTTCTATTGTAATTTCTGGTTGTGATGTTATTTTGCCACCAAATTGACCAGTAAATCTTTTAATAGTATATATATTTGCTTCTTGCTCTAAAATATATTGAGCAAATTGCACTTTGTCTCTTGCATTTCTTACTACAAGAATAGTATCATTAAGTTTAATCATTTATAAAATTATTTTTATAAAAAGAAAGTTGACACAAATAATTTAAAATTGAATATCTAAATGTTTTATTTATTTGTTTCTTCCAAGCTTTATTAATTATTTTATCTGGATAAACAACAATTTCAGAATATACAAAATCTTTATATTCTCCTATATTATTTTTAAATTGTAATCTTATTACATAAATAATTTTTGATTTATCTTCATAAGAAGTTTTTTCTAAACCTAATATAAAATCTCCAATTTGATTTACTTTTAATATTTGTCCTAATTGGCGTAATAAAATTTTACTTTTCTTATTAAGTAAATGTAAACCTTCAGAATTTTCATATTTATCAACTACCATTATTTTATTTGTTATATTCATTTTCTATTTCTTCTATATTATAAATATAAAAATTATCAACTTGAGAAACATTATCAAAATCTATTTTTGATTCAAGGATCTTATTTATTTCATCGCTTTGATCATAACTTAAAATTTCAAATTCTTCATCGGTGACAGTAAGTCTTTGATAAAATTGAATTGTAGCTTCTCCTTCTATTTCAATTGTCTTCATTATTTAATCCCCGAATCACCAAATCCTTTTAATCCTCTATCTGTTTCATTTAAATCTGTAACAAGATTCCATTCAATTGTTTCAAATTTATTAAGAACTGCTTGAGCAACTCTATCGCCTTGAGCAATTTCAAAATCTTCATCGCCAAAATTAGCTACAATTAAACCCCAAGCATTACGGTAATTTGAATCTATTGTACCAGGTGTATTAAGAATCATTACCCCAGACTTTAAAGCAAGTCCTGATCTTGACCTAATTTGTACTTCACAACCTTCTGGAATAGCTGTATAAATATTGGTAGGAATTAATGCTCTACCACCAGGAAATATAATTACTACATTTCGTACTTCATCATATCCTGCAAAAAATAACATATCTTCATTGATTCCTTTTGAGAAATCTGCTCTTAAATCCATTCCTGCATCACCAGGATTTGTATATTTTGGTAACTCGTTTGCAGAGTTATTAATAATTTTTACTTCCATATTGTGTTATTGTAATATATAAACATTCTTTCTAGCTCGTGATACAGCTACATATTGTAATTGTCTAAGCTCTTCTTTATCTCTACATTTCTTAATATTTTTCATATCAATAAATACATTGTTTAGAGATTTTCCTTGCTAATCTCTATATTAAAATTATTTTCATAATTTTTGTGGACTATATCTTGTATTTCTTTTGAACACATATCAAATTTAATAAATTTAAAATTTGAACTATTAGTTATTCCTGTTTTTCGTAACATTTTTGATATATTACCAGTTCTACCAGAATGTAATTTGTGATTTTCTATTCCGAGTTTATCATCTAAAAATTGAGTTATTTCAAATGGAAATTTACACAATCTTTCAGGAACATCGTTATCAAAAACTACACACCATGGTGTTAATCCTTCTTTTCCTGCAGCAGGGTTATCTTTACCCATTCTATTTTTAGATAAATTTTCACCAAAACCATCAGGTTTCTTTTTTCCAGTGTGTTTAGCAGCTATTAATTCAGAGATTTTTAATTTATTTACACGTGTTTGTAATGTAAATGTATCGCCACCTTCTCCTCCTTCAGTTTGATTTGTTAAATTATGGGTTTTTCTATATTTAGAAATATATTCTATTTCTTTTGTATATAAATATCCATTTTGTATAATTTCTAAAACCTCAATATTTGCTAATTCTGGAAAAAATTCTTCAAATTTTAAAAATCTTTTATTTTCTCCTCGCTGACCACATAAATATTCTTTAAAATGTGTATAATGTCCAGCAAGTCTATCTTTTGGTGCAGATTCGGTAGCACCAATATAAAAAATTTCATTATTTCTAGGATCTTTTAAACAGTAAATAAACCCCAAGTCAACTAATTTGTGTTTTTGTTCTAAATTCATTTTAATATATATTTAAATGTTAAAATAGTAAAATTACTATTCATAACAAATATACATAAAATTATACATAAAACATATAAAATACCCAACCTTTTCCAAATAATCACTTACGATTAAATGTACTCCCTTCCGGGATAGTCTCTGAACCTTCATCCTAAAATAGGAGCTTGGCTGCGGATTGACCAATCTTATTTGATTTTACCATACCTTTCATCATTACTGAAAGCCATAACATATATTACTATTATTATTTGGTTAAATAAGCTCTAAGGTTATTCCCGCAATTAAATTGGTTTTACAAGAGCCAAGTTACTAACTCTTATGCACCGTAGTAGCATATCCGTAATCAAAAGACTTTTTTCTAACCAATCTATTAGAATAATATAAATCTATTGGTGATGTAAAGCTTTTTATTAGTTTATAATAATTAGCCCATCTAATATTATATACTCTTTTATTAAATCGTTTAGCATCTACTGCACTAAGTCTTACGTTTTCTATATGATACGATAAGGAATCTAAATAATCTTTTGGTATATTCTTTTCAAGAATAAATACTTGTTCTACTTCATCAGTAGATGAATTATATAAATTAAGATTATATCCAGGAAGTTTTATAAAATCAGGAATAAGAACTTCTGTTTTAATAGGTTCATCTATAATAATATAATCCATTGAATTCCAGAATTTAGTTTTATTAAATTCTAAATTCTCATATCCTGTTAAAAATTCAAACTTATTATATTCTTTATCTGTTCCAAATAGAAGTTGCTTCATTTTTATATTTAATGCATTCACTCTGGTGTTAGTATAAGCTAACATTTTAGTCTCAAGAATATCACTATTTTTAACAGCTTTCTTAAAAGAAGGAAATGCATTTATAAATAATTCTCGAACTTCATCTGTAACAAATAAAGATCCTTCTGATCCAATACTTTCTTCAAAAGTATAAATAATATCAGATCGTAATGTAGGAAGAACAGACATTATTCCATTTTTAGATGATTGTCGATATATTTTTTCTAATACTATTTTATTAGGTAAATCAAATACTTTTGAATATGTAGATGCTTTTACTGGTCGTAATTGACCTTGATCACCAACTAGAATTAATTTACATTCATATTCTACACATCTTGCATATAATAAATCAAATAAATCATCATTTATCATTGATGCTTCATCACAAATTATTACACCTTTTATAGGAAAGTGTTCAATATTTGTACCTACAATAAATTTTAAATCGTTAAAATCTAAATTCATTATTTCAACATTTGGAGAAAGAGAAAGTAACTTATGTAAAGTCATACCTTCTCTATTATTAAATCTTTCTAATACTACTTTAGCAGCATGAGTTGGTGCACAAAGTGTATATCTAATTCTTTTTTTCTCCAAATGTTCAATAATAAATCGAGTAATTAAGGATTTACCTGTTCCAGCATATCCTGATATAGTTATAGCAACTTCCTTAGAAGAAATAAAATCATAAATAGTATTTAATACATTTAGTTGTTCTTCTCCTAAGATTATATCTTTCATTAATTTAAATCCTTATTTGATTTTGGAACAACCTCTTTTTGTTTATTTAATAATCGTACCCAATTCTCTAAATCTACAGTATTAACTTGTGATAATAGAGTGTCAACTTGATCTATAATTCCTTCAACATTGTTTAAATATACATCTTTTCTTTCTTTACTTATCATATAAGTACCAAAAGATACTAAGTCTTCTTCCGTGAAAAATATTACCATGTTTTCATTTGTTTAATTATTTCTTTCTTCCAATCTGGATTATTTTCAGACCAAATTCCTCCAATTATTTCTAAATTGTCATCTTCAAAGCAAATTAAAGGAAGTTTCTTAGTTCCTAAATTTTCTTGCATAGTTCTAACGGTTTTAACTTGTTTTCTATTATTAAGATTATAAGTCTCAATAATACAATAAGGTTCAAACTCTTGAACTATGTCAAGAATAAATTTAGAATCATTATTATAAGCTAATTTTAATATTTTCATTAAGGTTCATATTCAATGACAAAATTATTATATGTTTCATATACTTTATTATCAGTATATTCATCAAAATTATCTAAAATATGAAGTTTTAAAGAATATTTATTAATTTCAACATCAACAAAATCATTTAAATAATTATTTTTTAATAAACGATATACTTCATCTTCTATTGTTTCTACTTCTATTTCAAGAATATCCAATACTCTATCGTCAAATTCGTCTATTGTATAAACAATATACTCTAATTCATTATATTCAAAAGAATCTTCATGAACTTTGATATTTTTTACATCAGTTTCGATAAATGAAATCAATACTTCTAATTTTTCTTTTAATTGTTCCATTACATTAAGAATATATAATAACCATCAAATAAGTCAACTGTACCAGACCCAATAAAATCAGCATAATTTTCTTCAACATTAGTTTCGATATAATCAGTATCAATAGATAAATACATATTCCAAAAATAGTCACAATTTAAATCAGATAAATCAACTCGATTTATTTCATTTTGAGTAATTTCAATTTCATAGTCAACATACTTTTTTATTTCTGAGTCTAATTCTTCTTCAGTAAGAATTTTGTATTCGTCACCTTCATATTCAAAAAGTTCATCTGATACTTCTACAATCTCATCATAATTTTCTTCATCTAAATTCAAGTATTCTGCAAAAGCTAGAAGTTTTTCTGAATATTCCATTATTGTTTGTTTATTTCAAGAAGACGATTTATAATCATCGTTTTCTCGTATTTATTTAATAAATCTTTATTGTCATCTGTGATTATCTGTGTAAAGCTATTATACACCTCAAAGAGTGTTGGGTCATAGCCATTAGGTACGTAATATTCACTCTCTTGATTAATAAAAAGACTTTTGTATGCATCTATAGGAGTAGATACTGCAATCTTGACTTTCCCAAAACCATAGTCTTGAGATTCTCTTAAAGAGTAATCTACCCATTCACCAAGATATCTTTTACGTTCATTTCTATCAATATAAGTAGCTTTCATATTTGCAAGAATTGTTGCAAAATCATTAGTTGCTTCTAATAATGATTTAATTGGAGAAAAGTTAATTGGTTCTCCAGGATTTAAATCTTGAACATTCAACCATTGTGGATTAAATACACAAAGATTTGTACATGCTTGATTAAGATATCCTCGATAAATTTTAACTACTGGTTTCCTTACATCAATTCCATAAACTAAACCAATTACTTCATCATGTTTGTCAATTGAGTACTTCTCGGGAAGAACGGCTTGTATTAACGTTCTGGTGTATATTTTATTTAAATCTTCATTTTTAGTAGATAAAGTATCTGCTAATTTTACTTGTATTCTAAAATCATCTGTAAATTTACTCATTTTTTCAACAAAAGGCTCTATATATGTTTTAGCTGAAAAAAATTCCTTATTTTTTATGAGGCAAGGAAATCCCTCAAATAATTCTTTAATTGTTATTTCCATTTTTATATTTTCATTTGTAATTAGCTGATGATAATGTATTACCAAGTAAACATTGTGATATTGCAGGTCGACTTATATTTAATGTTTCTGCTGCACTTTTAATAGAATCTCATTCTTTTATAAATTCATTTTCAAGTGTCATTTGAAGAATTGGTTTTACATTTGACTTTCCTGTTAATTTTTTAAATTTATTAATATCAAAAATACATCCTGAATTTATTCAATAAAATCCTCCTGCGGATTTTTTTCTATTATTTAAACAATCAGATATACTAGATTTTGATATATTTAATTCTAAAGAAGCTTCTTTTATAGAATTTCAACTCTTAATAAAAGTACCTTCTTTAGAATATTGATCAATTTTAACATAAGTAGTATTAATTTTTGTATTAATGTCTAATATAGTACCATGTTTAACAAAAATAAAACCATAACAAGTTTTTTGTTTATTGTTAAGACAACTTTGTATATTTTCTCTAGATTGTATATTTAATTGTCTTACTGTATCATTTATAGAGTTAAATGTTTTTATAAAATTTCCATTTAAATCATATTGATCTACTTTTATTGATATTTTAGATAACTTTAATTTTTCTATTGTAGAAGGATGATGTTTTCCTTTATTATATCCTCCATTGGAAAGATTATAAGTTTCTCCTATAATTCTATAATATTTAATATATAATATTTCTATAAAATTTAATAAAAGAATACTAAAATCAGAACAATCTTTTAAATTTTCTTCAACCGTAGAATAAAAATTATTTCAACCATATTTAGAAATAGCATTATATAATATTGGTTGATCTTTACAAGACTTGCATTTATATTTTTCAAATCTTTTTTTAATATTGGTACTTTGTCCTATATAAATTTTTCCAGAAGGACTAATTAATTTATAAATACCTATATTAGTAGGTGAATTTGAAAAATAATTTTTAAATATATTCTTAATGTTATCTATATAATCTAATAATTCTTCATCTGATCAATCTGAAAAGTCAATATTATTAATATCAATATTTATTAAATCTTCTTCGTTTTTAACTTTAATAAGTTTTTCTTTCATGTTTTATATTTTATTTAAATTAGATTCAAATTTACAAAAAATATTATCAAATTACTAATAAAAATTGTTAATAATTGTTAATATAAAATATATTTTTTATTACTCATTTTCTTCTATTGTTTCAATATTATATTCTGATAAATTTAAACCATGTTTCCAAGTATATTCTAATACTTCATCATTAAATATATCTTTAGCTTCTTCTTCTGATTTAGCCGATATTGATGAATTAAAATAAGTAGTAAGTAATAATCTAGCTTCTATGTCGTATATCATTATTTTAATTTTTTACCACAGATAGGACAATAAGTATATCCGGGATCATTATTATTACAACAAATAGATTCTACTTCTTTAATTAGATATCTATATTCTTCTATTAATTCATCAAGATTATCAATAGTTAGATTATCAGTATCAGTATCAAAAATATCATTTAAATCTTCTGGATTATATAAATTATCATTATTATCTAATGTAAAATCTTCAATATAATTTTTTAAATCCCATTCATCAGTAATTTCAAGTTCATTCTCTTCTATATAGTTTTCAATATCAAATTCAATAAAACCATTAAATGTTTTATTTAATAATACTTGATATTCATTTGTTACTGCTATTTTCATTATAATTCTTTTATTATATGTTGTTTTAATTTACTTAATTTAAAACCTTTATGCCATTCATAAATATTTGCTGAAATCATATTAGTATCAGAAATAGGTTGAATACGAAATTCTATATTATTTTCTAAACAAAATTTATTCAATATATTTAATTCTTGGATTAATACATCAAATAAAGATTTTATATTTTCAAGATTTGGAGCATCAATCATATTAATATAGTGTTGTATAAGTTAATGTATCTTTATTTAATATAATCATTTGTCTTTTACCATGTTTATTAAGTGAACAACTTGCATATGCCCAACCTGATAACCCATTGTTATATCCGTGTTGCATTTGACAAGAAATTCCTACTTGATAACACCCCCATTTAATTGCTGGAGAATGTGAATGACCAATAATTGTTTTATTAGAGAGTTTAGAGAAAGATTGAATAGAACCCTTACTACCATTTGGACCTTTGTGACCATGAATAGCTAATTCTACACCAAATCTAATATAAGAATCATTTACTCCTAATGCATGAACTTTAGAAAATTTCTTATTAATACAATAAGGAATAATTCCTTCTTTAGCTTTTCCTGAAAGTGTAAGTTTAAGCATTTTTACAAATATTTCAGCATTTTTTAAATTATCTCTCCAATCACTAACAACCATTGCTCTATCGAGCATATCATCATGATTAGATGCAATAACTAAAGTTTGTTCCATATTTTGTTCAAACCAAGTTAATTCTGAAACCATTTGATCTAATTCTTTTTTCAGATCATCTTTACCTTCTTTCATTAACTGATGTTGAACAACAGGATTTTTTACATTATGTACATTTATACTTTCAGAATCCCAAACATCATGTAATACACTATTTTTGATACTCAAATCAGTACATAGTTTTCTAAAAGCTTCAGTTACTCTTTCTTCTTTTTGAGCAAAGTGAGAATCTCCCCAAACTAAAGTATCAACTTCTTCTTCAAATACAGTTTCATCTTCAATTCGATAGATAAGATCATTAAAGCTTCCATCACTACTTGCAGAAACACTTCTTAAATGAACTATTTCATCACTTTCAATTTCTACAACTACAAATCCATAAGTATGATGTTCTCCAGCTTTTCCACCTGCTACAGAATCAGTAAAACTTGGCATAGTAACTGAACCAGTAGAATAAAGGAATTTTTGTTTTTTATTTGGAAGTACAGGAATACTTCTCATTTCAATTCTTGGAGCACCTACAATTACAGATGCATTATCTCCAAATAGTTCAATTCCACTTGTAGGATTAGGACTAGTTGCTTGAATCTTAAGATCTCCTAATAACAATACATCATTATGTAAATATTGTCTATTGGCTATTAAATATTTGTGAGTTCTTTCATCCCAAACATCTCCTTCTTCTTTCCATATAGAAGTAGGATTTCTATATCTTGTTGCTATAATTCCAATTTCTGCATCAATAAATTTAGCATATGCTTCAATATTATTTAGAAATTTAATATTTACTGGACTTGCTGTTTGAGCAGATGAAATTATATATCTTTGTTTCTTTTTTAATGTATGTAATTTAGCTGCAGAAAATTGAGATTGAGAAAGTGACATTCCTAAGAAGTTAATCATTTCTTGCATTGTTTCAATATCTGTATCATAATATACAGTTAGAATATCTAGTTTTTCGTCTAAATTAATATTACTATTATTACAGATTCTTTTAATATATTTTTGATCTTCTTTTGAAATATCGAATTTCTTCTCTTCTATTTTCTCTTCTATCTTTTCTTCAGAAATTGTAACATCGTTTAATTTAGTACAAATTTCATTAATATATTCCTGTCTTTTAGACTTTTCACTATTATTTTCGTTCATTTAAAATTTTTAGTAGCTATTACGCCGTTAATATTTTTTAAAATAAAAAAGGCTGATAGAAATGAATCTACCAGCCTTATCGTAATTAATGTCGCATCCGACAGACTTCAATTATACTGAAATTAGTCATTATCAGTTATACTTTTACAAGTATTATGCGTTCACGAAGAACATAAATTTACCCTGTTTTGCTGATTTTGATGGAGTATAAAGTCCGAAACCTGCATATGGCTGGCCATCTGTAACTTCTTTTACAATCTTTACAGCATAATTTTTCTTATTTTCTTCAATAAGTTCTTTCATAAGTTTTAAGGCAGCATCTTTACGTTCTGCTTTTCCTTCAACTGCACCAAGAGAAAGTACTTCTACTTCATGTTTTTCAGTTTCTTCACCTTCTTCATTAACAACAGTCTTGGTTTTTACTTTAAGATCAGCTTCGATAATCTGATAAAAAGTAGTGGTCTTACGTTTACCAGTGGTAACTTCATTAATTACTGAATAAGGACGAAGACGAGTATCATCAGATGAAGGCTCAATTACAAGATATGCACCCTGTACTTTTTTGTCTTTCAAGTAAGTTGCCATAAAAGCATTCAATACTTTAGTGTTGATAGGACTACCTGCTTTTTTCCAAGCCTGTGTAGCATTTTTCATCATTTCCAACTCTACATCTAAACCAGCAGCTTCATAAGCTTTACTTTTACTATAACCAAGTGTTTCTTTTACTAACATAATTTTAATTTTTTAAAATTCATTTTCATTTTCATTTCTAATCATCTATTAAGTTTTTTATCTGGATAAAATTTTCTATTTTTTAATACATTACAAAGATAACAGTTAATTTTCAGAAAAAAGCCTAAATTTAATAGTTTATGCAAAATTCTTTATAATTATGAATCAATGTATTTATATTTTAAAATAAAACTGTATTTTAAGTATATACTATTTTAAAAATAATTTTACAAGCCAAATTTAGTTGACTTTACTTTTTCTGAAGTAAAATCTTTCTTTTTAGCAGGCTTTTTAATTTTATCAATAGCTGCTTCAACAGTGTAATCTAAAAGAAATATAGAGATATATAATTCTTTCAAATCAGCTAATGAAAAATCAGTAGTTTTAAAAACTAATTCTTCTATTAGACCTTCTTCAATATTTTTATGTAAAAAATATTCTTTTCTTACTTGTTCTGTAGGAAGAGGTACTTCATAAACTAAATCAATCCTACTAGGTCTTAAAAATGTACCAGGAATTCTAGTAGTATTATTACTAGTAGCTATAATTACATGGTGTTCAATTTGAGATTTACCATCAAGAAAATCAAGTATAGTGTCATTATCTTCATATTTATCAATATCTTCTATAATAGTAATTATAGGAGTATCCGGCTCAATTTGTCTAAAACTATTTTTTAAAAAATTGATATATGTACTTAAGTTACTAGGATTAGTTACATTAAATATAACTCCATTCCTTTTTGCTACTTCATTTGATAATAATGATATAATGCTGGATTTTCCTGTTCCAGGGCTACCATATAATAAAATACCTCTTTTATGAATTAATTTATTATGTTTGTATGCTTCTGCTTTATCCCAAAACATATTAATTTCATTTATGATTTTGGGGATAAGAGAATCAGAAAATGTAAATAATTCATCCGAAGATGCTATTATTTTTTTACAAAACATACCATAATCTCGATTTACATCAACATAATAAAATCCTGGACTAAGTTTAGGTTGTAAACTTATTTTACCCGAAGGTCTTATTATTTCTCCTTCTACTATCCAAAGAGAGACTTTTTCTATAAAATCATCTTCTTCGTTTTCTTCCTCATCGAACATAAAAAATAACTCATCACTTAAATTAGACATTTATATAAGGTTATTAAAAAGGAACCCATGAATTTAGGATTTCTTTTATTTTATTAATAATCTCTTGTGAAGAATTTAATCCACAAGCATCAGCTTCAGAACATGCATAACAATAATCTTCTACTATTATAGACAAAGATTCTAACATCTGATAAAAACTAGAGTCATCTGGTGTTTGTTTAGTAATAGATTTTAAAATATCTAAAACTGTTACATCTGATTTCTTAGCTTTCATTTTAATATAAGTTAATGAAAGTAAAGAAATTAGTATTAATTTATCATTAATACTTTTTCCAATACTACCTAAAGAAAAGGAATTTATATAAAGGTTTCGTCTTTCTTCATAAGTTAATTCTTTTGTTTGCATAATACAACTTTAGTTAGTAATTCTTTGAATTCTTTTAAACCTTTTTGTATTTGTTGCCCAGATATTTTATAAACTGAACTTTTAAAATTAGGAATACTTTCTACAACTAAAACATTTGCTTCTAATTTATAATCAAGATCATAATATTGTTTTAAAGCTGCGCGCAATAACCAAATATANATTGCAAATTGTCTATAATAATGAAATTTTTGTAAAGATCCATCATACCATCTTTGGAGTTCTTCTCCAGATTCAGATATTTCTTTTACATAATTTCCCATAAAGAAACGACTGGGTTTACCTGTTGTTTTTAAATCATTAAGGGTTATAACTCCATTTTCATTATCAATTGTAAAATTATCAAGTTTGCCTTTTAATTTTACTAAATAAATAACTCCATCAATAGTAACATTTGCTTCGCAAAGAATAGCATATTCATTAAATACAGTTGGGTCTTCGAATAACCCAGAAGGTTTTAGTTTTTCTTTAAACTTTTTATTTTCAGATATTCCAATAAGACATTGTGAAACCTTTTCTTTTATTGGTTTTGAAATATATACAGGACTTTTGTCTTCAACTATTTCTACTAAACGTAATCTATCTAAATAATATTCAATAGATCCTTTAATTGCAGTTTTCAATCTTGTTGAGGAAAATTTAGATGCGTAATAATCTGCATTCAAAGAAGCTTCTTCTACTGCATCTTTAATTTTATATCCTTTACTTCTAAGTTTTAATACTTCTTCTGCAAATACTCCTAACTTTCCAGTTGGTTTATTAGCTTTTGAAATAAAATAAAACTCTGGTTGAAGTACCAGTGCATGAACTGCCGATCCTAATTCAAAAGATTCAGAAAAAGAAGATTTGAATCCAGAGAAGAATTTCTCCTCTGAACCACCTTCTTCTTCATTAATTAAACCAAGTTTAGAATTTGAAATATAATCTTTATAAGGTTCTGAAAAGTATTCTTCATCACTCATTTTTACTAATTCTATTGAATTAGGGATAATTTCTATTTCTACATTCAATTAATATTCCTCCTCTTCCTCATCTGAATAATCAAATCCAAAATCCAACAATAAATTATCTAATAATTCTTCTGGAGCTTTATTAATTTCAGTTTTTAGAAATTCAATCTTCTCCTTTTTGGTCATTTTGTCTATATACATTTTTTGTATTTTCTATATAAATTCATTATATTCTCTATATCAAGATTGTCAATTCTTAATTTAGTTTTTACTTTTTGATTATGGTGTGCATCCATTAATAAACAGAAGATACCATTTTTATTACATTCTCTAAAAGTTTCTACTTTATCGTCAATAAATATTTCAGCATTTAAACTTTTAAGTAACTTTATTTTACTCTGTCCCCACCCTACCTGATAAATATTACTTCTTCCTGGTATTTTATGAGTTTTTAAACACTCTTGTGTCCAACTTTTTGGAATAGATCTAGCACTTACGAAACCAGAAGGTTGAAAATTTGGTTTATGCTTTGTTGGAACAGTTAACCAAAATTCTTTTTCTCCCATTAAGGTACTTAACCTTGTTTTTGTAAGTTTTGAATTACTCCATGATTTTGGAAGTCTTGTGTTAAATCTTTGAGCCATATGAGGTCCAAAATTAAGAACTACATCATCTATATCAAGATATATCTGCATTTATTAAAAATTAAGTTATTTATTTAAAATTTCTATTATTTTAATTATTTATTTGATCAAGTAAGCTATAAAAATATTGTTTACTTACAACAACATACTCTCCGGCAGATGCCATATTAACTTCCTTGTTTATTTGTTTATTCCAAAAGATTGCCATAGATTTTTGTTTCCTTGGACAGTCCTTTATAATTTGTTCAAAATTTGGAGTAGTTTTCGTAATTTTGCATTGTACCCAAAAAGGTAATTCATTTTCAGCATCTCTATCTTGAGCAATATCAATTTTATCATTGTCTAATGATTTTGATTCACTCCTAGATGATTTTAAACCATCATAGCCAAGATTTGTTAATTCTTTAATAATCTTAAGTTCATATCCATTACCTTTGTTACGAGCATAAGATCCTGACCTTTTCTTTTTAGGTTTTTCTTGAATAACTACTACTTGTTCTTCTTTTTCTTCTACTCACAATGAAGGAGTAATTTCTTCTATTTTTTTCCTCACTATTCAACTTCTTTAAAAGTTAAATAATATTCTTTTCCGGATTTAAAGAAATCTGATGCTGGAGTTTCATAACTAATATTTAAATTTAAATTTCCCGATGGAGTATATTTAGAAAAAGATTTATTTTCTTCACTTCCATTAGTAACTGGGTGCATAGTTACAAGTTTTTGTTCATATTCAGGAGAATCTTCTACAGACCAACATGAAAATTTTGCTATTACATTCATTTTAAAATATATAAAAATGTTTTGTTTGTCTTAAATCTGAATTATTAATTATCTCTTTTAATTCATCTAATACTATCCAAAATTGATTTCTTGAAATCTTTTTATAAAGGTCGCTAATATCTTTAGAATATTTTCGTTTGATAAATATACTATCTAGAATTAGGATATGCTTTTTTATATTTATGTGAACCTTTTACACCAGCTAAGTCGTTATCGAAGAATACGATAATAGTTTTAAACTTATCTTCAAGTCTTTTATATCTTCCTTCTGTAATTAATATATTTTCAGAAGTAGGAGCAATACTTACAAATCCAGATTCATATAATACCATAACATCTTTTAATGATTTAGCTATTATACAATGATTTCCTTCTTTTGCTAATTGTTTCGATCCTTGAAAACTTCCACCATCCCAATTACTTAGAAAGCGATATTTCAATTTTGTTGGCATATATAATCTCCATAGTTCTTCTCCTTCATTATCTTCTCCTCCATAATATCCATAAACAGGACATTTTTCATCAGAACTCATAAAGTAATTACCATTTAGAAATAAAGCTTTTATAGAAAATACTTTAAATTTAGTAAGAGTCTTTAATGAAATTCCAAACGAATTCCACCAAAGTAACTCTTTTTCACTAAATTCTTTAATTTCTACTTGTATTTTAGATTTTTCTGTTTCTTTTAAAATATATCCAGAATATTCTTTTTTTGGTAAATTCTTTTCTAATTTATTATTAGTAATAATATTAAAATCATTAGCTATAATCTTTAATGCTTTAGGAAAAGAACAGGTATTAAGATGCATTATAAGACTTATGCAATCAAAAGTCGGTCCGGCAAAATCTTTGTATATTAAATTTCCTTTGTTACTTTTATAAAAAGAACAAGTTGGTTTATTATCTTTTCTAATAATAGAAGGACTGCAAAATAACTTTTTAGTTACTGCAATCCCTAAATAAAATTCAAATATTTGTTCCTGACTTACTTTTGATAATATAAGTTCTTTAGTAATCCTCGGAGCAATTTCTAGTTCAAACATAGTATTACTCCTAAAATTTAATTATTAAAGATCTGCTAAATCAAAATTTAGATCTAGACTTGTATCTACTGTTTCTTCAAATGAAGGTGCATTATAAGTTTTTGCTGAAGTTGGTTTTGCTGTTGCTTCACCATTAATCCTACCAATTTCATAAGCAGTAAATGCTACTTTAGGTCCAATAAAATTATTTTTAATATAAACTGTACCTTCCCTACTTACTCCTGCAAAGAATCCTGGAAATTTAGCTTTTCCATCTTTATCTTTAATAACCTTAATTTTATTAGTCCTACCTTTTCCTTTTTCAAGAATAGCTACAACTAAAGCCCTTAACTTGTCCCAATTAGAAGCAGTCAATTCTTTTTCTTTACGATCAATTTGTCCAGCAATTTCTGGAACATATGCATCAATAACATGCTTGAATAAAAGCATCATTGATTCTACATTAGAAGGTTGAGGAATCTTTTCAACATTACCATTTTTATTAGTAAAGCTTGATTCTCCTCTTTTGAAATCATCTGGTTTTGGTTCAAAAACAGTATGTTCAAAATTACCGTCTTCATTAGAAAACTTAATTTTTATTACTTTATATGTCTGCGAAGGATCTTTAACTCCTACTATATCTTGTATTTCACAACCGTCTAATTGAACTTCGTGAATATCATTTCCTTTTAATTGTGGTTTTACTGTACTTTGTGAAGCACCTGCTGTTGCATTAAAACTAAATCCTGTACTCATATTATTATCCTATAATTTAAATGGCATTTCGCCAATTTCTATTTCACTATCATCATCTGTAATAATTGTAAAATCTAGATTTTCTGCTTGATTTGTTACTTCTTCATAGGTAACAGGTTTTACTGGTGCGTTTTTTGACACCAATTTCCAAACACCTTCTTTATAAGGTTCAACACTAAACTCTGTACCATATTCAGCAAGGATAATATTAGCTTTTCCTTTATATGCTACACTGTTGGTTTTGGTAATTTTATTACCCGAACCTTCTTCATTCATACTGGTATCACTTCCAATTGTTGGAAAGTATTTTTTAGATCCAGTTATTTTTTCATACTTAATAATTACTCGTTCACCATAAACAATTCCCATATCGGCAACTGCTTTATTATTAAGTTGAATCTTTGTAGGCTCTAATGTTACTAAAGCCTCATCTTCTAAAATAATTTCTTTAACTTTAGTAGATCTTGTTGTTTTCTTTTTCTTTTCAATCCCATCAATAAAACACGTAAGATCACTTACTGCATTTTCTTCATCTGGATCAAAACTAAAAGTTACTGTTACTTGCTTAATCATATTATTCTCCTAAATTATATTTGTCAATTGTATCTAGTACAAATTGCAAATTATTATCAATATATAAATCTTCAAAACACCCTAATGGACTTTTACAAGTATCCGATCCATCTAATGTATTTGTTCTAAATTTATAAGATGGTCTACCATCATCTCCTGGAACAACAGTTGTATATAAAAGATATGTAAATAACCCATCAACGTTTAATTGACTATCTAACATTTTTCCTGCTGTTTTCATTTTCCATTGAGGATTTAATGCATCACCAAGATTATCAATATGTGATAAAATAACAACTTTTAAATCATCTCTTAATTCCATTGCAGCATTCAACATATCATAATAATGTTTTGCAATTTGTGTTGATTTATCCCAACCTTTTTCTTCTGCACGTTCCATTACTTCAAAACCCATAAGATAATTTGCATCATCAACGATTATATGCCTTACATTTGGCATTTTAACACTAACAAGTTTAAAAATCTTTGCAATATCTACAGAATTTTTAGATTTGTAGAAATTACCAACATATTCTTCACCTTCTTTTTTAAGTGCTTTATAATTATTTCGAAAACCCGGAAATGGGAGTGGTTTACCTGTTATACTTACAATAAAAGTTTCTTTAGGATTTAAATCTTTTAATGATGTTGTTTTTCCTGAACCAGATCCTCCGGCTATTCCTATTAAATCTGACATAGATTATAGTATAAATAAATTATTATTTTCATTTTTTATTTCATCTTCTTTTATTTTAATCTCTTGTTTTTGATAATCCAATCTTAAATAAGGTTCATAGTCTCCTATTTCCTCGGGACGTGGAAGTTCTCTAAATAAATTGATCTCTCCATGAAATGTAGTTCCTATATTTACTCCAGATCTTCCATATCTATTCTTAATTATTTCAATAAGTATAAATCTATCCTTTAACACATTTTGGATAGGGTAATTCTCACACTTGCTAATTTTCTCTCGATATGGACTATAAAGTGCAATAACTACTTCACTTGCATCAGTTGTACCAGATGAATCTTTAAACAATTTTATTATCTTATAGGCTCTTTATCCTATAATTCTGTAATTTTATATATATTTACAGTTTAGACTATCTCTTCAATATCCTTTAAATGTTGGTACACATAAGATATTGCTTCGCACTCGTGGTACTTCATTTTCCTCAACACCACTTGGTAGGAAAGTATGTACTAGTCGTTGATCCTAATTCCTATATTACTATAGGGGTTGGAACAGGGTTATCTTTATTAAGACTTTCCCAGATTCACGAAGTTTAAAGAGGACTTTAAATTAATTTATATAACATCGAAGATATTATAAAAGGTGATATTAAGTTCTTAAATTTATTTTTGTATTTTGCAGGTATATAAATGGAATTATCTCCATGAAAATTAATTTCTATTTGAAATTTTTCTAAAAAAACTTCTTTAATTATTTTTAAATCTTCTAAAGAAAATCCATTTGTACACAATTTATATCCATAAGTACAACTACTACCATCATCCATAAACCAAATAGCTAAACCTAAAGGTTCTATTTTTAATAATAATTCCTTATTTATATATTTAATTTTATTATTGTAAAATAATGGATAAATTTCAGTTAATGCTGGATTAGTATAAATATACCAAAACCATCTATTATAATCTGGAATTATAAATCTATCATCATGCATTTTCTGTAAATAAGGTTCTTTAGAAATATTTTTTAAGTAATTATATTTAGTAAAGATTAATTCTTCTTGTTCTATGCAATGAGTACAAGATCCAAAGACATTACCATTTAAATGAGGTTTTCCGAGATAACTATCTCCTAAAACCGATCCTAAGATTACTTGAAATTCATCACTTGATAAAGGGATGGTTTCAATTACTTTTTTATTAAATGGTAATTGTAATTTATTTCTCCTACTAGTAATATATCCTTCTGATGTATGTAAAATTTCAGAAATTTCTTTATCAGTATAATTATGATTATATACTTTTATAAATTCTTCATCAGTAAAATGTCTCCTATCTACAATAGGAAGATTCAGTTTACTTCTAAATGCATTTATTTTACTTTCTGAACAATTTAAAATTTTAGCAATTTCTACATCAGTGTTTCGCTCATTATATAATTGTATGAAATATTCTTCATCAATTTTATTATAATTTACTTTAACATTTTTAGAATTTTTATAATCTAACTCTAATTTTTTACACCTACGTGTAGCAGCTGCTTCTGACATTCCAGTGCGGCGACATATTTCTGCTAAAGTTAAACCTTCATAAAATAATTCTAAAAATACTTTATCTTCTACAATAATCCTCCCATTAGGAGGTAAATTTAATTTATTTCTTAATACTCCAATAGTGCTTGCTCCTTTATTTAAAATTATAGCAATTTCACTATCTTTTTTTCCTTGATTATATAATTCAAGGAAATCTTTTTCTAATTTTTCTTTTTCTTCAATTTTGTTTGACATACTTAAAAATTTAATTATCAACAAAGATAATTAAATTATTTTTTTAAAAAGTATAAAAATATAAAACTATTATATACTTATTTAAAATGTACACAAACTCATTAATTTGTTACCTTAAATTTTTCTTTCCATCTATCCTCTAATCCTATAAGTTCAAAACCTTTAGTTTTTCTCTCAACAGAACTAATGCCTCTATTAAGCTGTTGAACAAATATTCCTGTAATACCACATTTATTTCTAAAGTAAATCATATAATCAGCAACCAAGTCAATTTTTTCTTTTTTTGAACCAGGTCCAGATAAAAGAGAAATATGATCTGTAATAATTACTTTATATTGATCCGGGTTTTTTGGAATATAATCTTCTCTATGTTCATCAATTGTAACAAATTCACCAGAAGATTTTAACCATTGTTTACAAGTACCATAAACTGCTTGTGTAGTTAAAGGTTTATCATAAACAGTCATTAAACTAGTTAATTTCTCTAACCAATCTTTACTTTTATTATACAATTCAAGATGTTCATCTGAAATAGGGGAACTTAACGATAAAATATCTTCATAAGTTACAATTTTACCAAATGTATCCCAAATATATCTAGAAGTTAATTTAGCTTGTAATACTTCTTTAGACATTTCAAAAGAATACATTAGTATAGAAATAGGTGTATCACCTGCATTTTTTATTAGATTATAAATAAATATATCTAAAGTAAATGAAGATTTCGATTTTGTTATCATTGAGTTTTTTATCTCAATTTCTGGGACTTCTTTTTAGTCCATTATACTCAGTAATCTCTGAGCCAGTCCCGCGTACATTTTCATCCACTTATTTCAGTTGGGATGCAAACCACTCTTGGAGATGTTTTATTCTGATAAATCAGGTTCAATCTCTACGCTGTACGATGAATTAGGTATTTTATTTCCTAAATTTATCTCGGTATTCCCATCACAGGGTTCACCGATATTGGTTTGTAATAATTTACTAGATTCCTCTAGTAAACGGCAATTCTCTATAAAGACGTTTGAAAAAAATAATTTTTTATTATTTCCCTTATAAATATAGGGAGAATCTATAGTTGCATCCATATGTTTACTTATTGTAGATGCGGCACAACCTATATATTCACAACATACGGTTTTATTTCTAAAATATTTATAATAATTAGCGGGATATTCTACAATTAAATATCTTGTATCTCCAATACCCGAATACATTAATATGTTTTTATTAATGTAATTATCTAATTCTAACTCACTTTTAAATTTTTCAAGAACTATAATAAATTTCTTTGAATATATTCTATTTAAAATTTTTCCTGATGATATTGTTCCAGGCTTCAATTTTAAGAATAATTCAGCATTATTCATATTCTTTGTTTCAGTGACTATTTTTTTAGATTCAATATTATAAATATAACAAGGTTTCTCTCCGTGAACAACCACAGAAATTTCTCCAGATGCATATTTTTCTTTTAAGGTGTTTGAAATTTTAAGCTTTTGTTCATCTGTAATTACTCTATTAGTATTACTAATTACAAATGCAGAAAAATTATATTCTGGAGACAATGTACTAATGTAAAATTGTTCTCTTTGCAATAAATTTTCTAAATCACAATATTCTAAAATCCCAAATAAAAAATTATCTTCTCCATATTTATTCCATGAATTTTGTAAATAAATATTATGAGCTTTATCATTTTTTAACAAATGTATATGCTCATGTAATCTATTGTAAATATTCTTGGACGAGCCAATGTATCTTTTCCCATTTTTTAGATTAAAAATGAAATAAATTCCAATTTTATCTTTTAGTTCAATTTTAATTTTGTTCATACTTTTTATTTAAATTATTAATAACATAAAGTTACAAATTATTTATAAATAAAAATCATAAAAATTAAAATATTTAAAATACACTTGCTAAAGCGTCTTACGACTACCAATTCCACTTGATGCTCCAATTGTATAAAGAAACTTACGTTGAATTCCGTAAATAACTTTATCTAATTTTGCCATTCCCGTAGAAATACCAATATTTTTTCCAGTTTTACCTCGTTCAACTAAAGAATTTAATTCTTTTATTCCCATTATATAAGTTCAGAATTACTATATCCATTAATATCACCAGAATCTCTAATATATTCTATCTCTTCCCACTTCTTACTGGCAATAAATTCCAAAATTGAATAATTAATTAAATTGTTCTCTTTACCAAATATTAATGCTTCCATTACTCTCTCATGTGTTACAGTAGCATTTTTGATATTTTTACCATAATGAGTACAGAAATCTTCAAATGAAAATAAATTAGCTTTTGCAAAATTCTTTATACTACATAATTTACCATTAATATTAATAAATGGTGGATATGCATCAAAAAATTCTTTACCTATTTCATTACTTTCTCGAATATACTTCTTAAGAAAGTTTTTGTTAAAAGGTATATTTTTTACGTTTAAAGCTTCTCCTTCTTTTGGTAAAGTAAATGTACTATTTATTACTTTTTTGTTTATTAATGACTCTAAAACCTGCCTTAAAAAAGATTTCCCATTAATTCCCAAGCTGGAAATATAATTTTTCAAATATTGTGCTTGATCATCACAAGCTAAATAAATCAATCTGATAACAAACAATTCAGTTGCTGTCAATTGACTTTCAATTAATATGTCCAATTCTTCTTGAAAGGACAAGTTTACTACCATAGTTTAAATTTTTACTTTAAACTACTACAATTACTGTTGTTAATAATCCTTTAAGGGATTTTTATATGAATTTAGTAATTTGTTATTTATTTTTTATTAAGCTAACTCTAAATTATCATCAAAGTATTTCTTTGCAACATACCACATATCTAAATGATTTTTTGGATTTCTGGCAATATAACCAAGTTCAAATTCTTCATTAGATAAAAGTTTATCTTGATCTGAAACAGATATTGTACTCATATCTTGACCTACAAATTCTTTAAAAGGTATCATTTCAGATAATCCTTTTCTTTTATACTGTTTAAATTCTATCATTTCTTATTAAATTATTTCTAAAGATAAATTATCTTCATCTAAACTAAAATCATCAATTGTTATTAGTTTTAATCCAAGAGAACCATCTAATTTTGGAAAACCTTCTTTATTATCAAAATCTTCTATAACTCCATAAATATTATATCCATCTAGTGATAAAGATAAACATTGAATTGAAATCTTTTTAAGAACTTCTATAATAGGATCACTTGTTTTATTATAGTGCCAAGTAAAAAATTCTAAAGTTGTTAAAGCTAATTCTTCAGTATATTTTTCAGTATCAACCTCAAAAATTACATCACACCAATAATCATATTGGAATTTATATATTTTAATCATTTTTATAGTCTAAATAATAAATCAGAAGCTACTGCTTCTCGTTTCATATTAGAAGATTCAACTCCAGCTAAAACAGCAGTTAATTCTTCTTCGTTAATTTCAATATATTCACTACCAGAACTACTTGTGTTAAACCATGCTTCTTCGTTAGTGCCTTTGATTATTAAACTAAAAATCTCAGCTTCTTTACCAGCTTCAAATCTTATCACTCTTCCTTTTCTCTGAATTTTCTGATTAGCAGATGAAGTATTACAAAGAATGATGGCAAGATTTAAACCAGGGCAATCAATTCCTTCATCCATACTTTTAGCAGCATGAATAACACCTGTTGTTAATTTACCATATTCTTGAATAGTAAGTCGATTCTTCTTCTTTGTTTTTCCAGAATGAACTACAAACCCTCCACCAATAGTTTCAGCTTGTTTAATCGTAGCACTAAATGTTATTGCTTTACTCCAAGGTCTTGCTGCTAATATTTGTCTGGTAATTTCTACTTTCTTAGGATGATTCATTACAAAGCTTTTTCTAGCTTGTAATGCTCTTCCCCAAGTAAATACAATTGCATCCATTTCTTTAGCTGAAATTCCCATTTGTTTTGCATAAGTTCTCCGATAGATTATATTTGTCATAGAAGACATAGCGGCGTTAAAATCAAAATTAAACATACTAAAAGAACTTTGAAATTCTTGATTAGCTTGTCTATATATTTCAATATCATCTACTTCTAATACAACTTTATATTCTTTATACGGAGATAACCATTTATTAGCAATTGCTTCTTGAATAGTTATTACATCACAAACTGGACAATACTTATTTAATAATAAATGTCTTTCATCAAGTCTATCAAAGGTTGCTGAAAGTCCAAGTACTATACTAGGATCACGATTTGTGAAGATTTCTATAAATAAATTAGCCGCGGAACGATGGGCTTCATCTATAATGATAAAATCAACTTTTTCTTTAACTTTTGCTGCACTATTTATAATTTCAACAACTACATCGTGGTATATACCATTTTTTGCTAACTCTTGCATCCACTGAATTTTCAAATGTTCAGTAGGAACTACTACAACTATTTTCTTATTTTTATTTTTAGATAAAAATCCTTTAATAGCTATTATAGCTGTTCTTGTCTTTCCCACCCCAGTCGCATATTGAAGAGTACCCCTACATCTAGAGCCTAACCATTTTCTTACTCCAAGTAATTGTCTTTCGGTTCTAGTTAAAGGAGAAAGTTCACTATTCATCAATTATCTCAAATGAATCTAAAGTACCATATACAATGATTTCATCTTCTGAATAAATAATATCTTTTACAATTTCTTCTTGTTGCTCATCAGATAATTCATTCCATTCTTCAATTGAACAATATAAATCATCTAAAGGAATTTTAATTTTCCCTTTGTCTTTTGCGCTCCATTTTACGACTAATGTTTTACTCATTTTATTATTTTTATATTAGAGAAATAGAGTATAAAGATACTAAAAATTCTCCAATTAATTGTTATATTATATGTTAAGAAATTGTTAAAATAAACTTAATTGCTTAACTTCAATTTGATCTATTATTTTATTACATTCTTTTATATAGAAAGAATAATTAATATCATAATCTTCCATTACTTTTTTCTCATAAGTATTAAATACAGTAGTTATAAATCCAACACTTACACCAGAAATTCTTCCATCATTACTTTTTTTATATAAAGAACCACCTTTATTAGAAATATAATATCTTGTATTTTTAGATAATTTAATAGTTTGAAAATTTAAATTATCATCAACATATTTATATTGACCTTGCCATCCTTTATTTACTTTTAATCGTAAACAAAAATCATAAATATTAGTATGATTTTTTATAGTTTCTTCAATTTTAATTCCATTAAGAAAATAATTACTTAAAGCTATTGAAACAATTCTCATAGAAGGATCTTTATGAAGTTCTTTATCAATTTCAAATAATCCTTTATATTTACAATCACCAGATTCATATTTAGCTATATAATTATTAACATCATTAATAATCATTTTAGAATAAATATTAGCTTCATAAGACATATTAGTTTCTTTCATTAATTGATCACTAACTAATAAACAATTATTATAATCACTTCTTAATACTTTAATCGTTATTCCATCCGTATTTACTTGTAGAATTATTGCTGAAGGTGATATTTTAATTAGTCTTTCAACCCACATAGAAATTAGAATTTGTCCCGGAACTACTGTTTTCATAGTATATAAAGGATCATAAAGATAAGAATCATTAGAATTTGATTTTCCATAAGAGCCATTTGCAGCTAATTTAAATCCTTCTACAATAATAAAATCTCTTTCTTTCTTTGGTTTTCTTTTTTCTAAATTTCTAATGGCTACAATATCATTATTATAAATATCAATAAATCCTGATCCTAAATGTTCTGGATATAAACCTTGTGTTATAGCTAAATTAGGATACATTCCATCAATATCTAAATCAAGAATCATATATTTTTCATCAGAAGAATAAACTCCTGGTTTTATACAACCATGACAACCACCAGTTCCATAATCAAATTTAAAACCATGAAAAACTACTGAATACGTAAGTACATTTTTAGTAATTCCATCGTGAATTTGAGCATTAGAGAAATATTCAATTAATTTATGAAATTCTTTATTTGTAAAATTAGACCATGTAGGAATACAATCTTTTACTTTAATTAAAGGTCTATAACTTCTAAGCTTTCTTATATCTTTTGGATTTATATTAAATTTTTTACAATATAACTTTAAAATTAATTCTGTACCTAATTTAATATCATTCCAATTTAAACAAGGAAGCTTATATTTAAGCATTAACCTTTGTCTTAATTCAACCTTATTTTTTCCTTTATATAATGGATTTTCAGTGTCACCTAAAGTAATATTTAAAAACTCATTAGTTGCGATAACATCATTTTTATTATATGCAAGTACACTATTAATTTCTTCATTAGAAGTAATCCAATGAGTATGATCAAATGGCATATCTTCAACTAAAGGAAGATTCATTGCAATTTCAAGAGCTTTTAATGAAGTACTTTTAGCTAAATTATCATAATGCCAAATAGTAAATAAGTCTATCTGTTTTATTTTAGTATTCCATTCAGCTACTGTACTAAATTGCATTTCAATAATCTCTTGAGACTTTTCATAAAATTTTTGAGTCAATTCAAATCCTGTTAACCAATTATATTCATCTTCATGATTCAACATATGATGAAGAAGTGGATAATCATAATTTAGGTTATTATACCCAATCATGATTAAACCAGGTCTTCTAATATGTTCTAATAATTCTTTATATTGATTTAAAGATGCATGAATTACAAATTGATGATATAATTTAGTTTGTCTACAATATCCTGTATATGTAAATAGATTTGAAAGAGTTTCTAAGTCATATACTTCACTTTCCATGTTAATACTTTATTATATTTACTTTTAACTTATACTTTTCAGCTAAATTAATCATATGTTTAGTTCCTTTACTATCTCCATCCCAAAAAGCAATTAAAATATCTGCATATTTAGCCATTTCTTCATTTCTTATATATCCGGCACTTTTACCAAAAGTATCCCATTGAGCAGGAAACTTTGTAATTAAATATTCTTTTTCCAAAGCATACCTTTCTCCAAGTCTATCAGCTCCATTTGCACATCCACTAACTATTTCAATATTAGAATAAGCATTTAAATAATTATTACATTCTGTATAAAGAAGATTATAATTATTAAAACTTCTTCCTCCTGCAATTATTACTTTCATACTAATTTTTTCATTAACCAAACACCATCTGCACCAAATCCTTGATATGTTTCATTTGTTAATGTAGATTCTGCTATTATANATAGTGGAAGAAGATCATTAAGTAAAGATTGAAATTGTTCTATATCACATCCATATTTATTATAAATGAAATCTTCAAAAATATCATCATCCTCATCATCAAACCATTTTTCAGGAGAATCTTTAATTGCTAAATATCTAGCAACTTCATAAGTTTCATATAAATTCATTATTCTTCTTCAAAATCATCATCTTCTGATGAAAGAATTGCCCAATATTCAATCCAATTTTCCATATCTTCAATTCTCATTGCATCTAAATCATTTTGAGTTAAATTAGGATTTTCTTCTAATTCTTCTTCTTCATTAAATAATCCATGCATTCCTTCATAATTATCATATTCTTGACAAGCTTCTTCATAAGCATATGCTTCAGCTTCTTCTAAAGAATCACACTCAATAGTTTCAGAATATGATGCTCCATCAAAACCACCATTTAAACCTTTGTAAATATTATATAATGCCATAATTATAATCGAATTGAATTAATTTCTGCAACTATTTCTATCTCTAACATTCTTTGTTCCCAAGATTCAATATGAATCTTAACAGTTTCTTCTAAATTAAAAAGAATTCTATTTCTAAGAGTTTCTAATTGATTAGTAGTTAAATCTAAATATTTTTTATTAGTTCTAAGTCCTAACATTCCTCTCATTTGAGTATAATTAATACCCTTTGAATTTATATATAATTTTTCAACCTCTTTAATTCCAAGGTTTTCTTTAATTATTTCTAACCTATCTCTCATAGGATCATCCTGTAAGAGTTCTTTTGATTCTGATGGTGTAAGCCATACACCTTGTTTAAGAACAAATGTTCTTGTAATATGTTTCTTGTTGAAGGCACCTAATCTATCTAAACAACCATCCATTACTAAATTTAATGGAATGTTTTCAAATTCATTAGGTAAACTTGAGAACATATCTTTAAGTAAAGGTTTTACATCTTTAAATGTAGCTTTATTAATAGATAAAAAAGAAGTAATATTATTGAGTAATGTAAATCTACTCATACTATATTTTTGATCTATATATCTTAAAAATAATTCAGCACCACATCTATCTTTTTGATCAGAAATAACTTCTAATACAAGATATCGTCCAGGATTTTGAACTTCTTTATTGAATAACATTGTTTTGCAATGATCATAACAAGTTCCTAATTCAGAAGCTGTCATATCCATTAATTTTTTTGAAGTTTGTTTAAACTTCCCATTCTCATCTAAAACTTTCATTCCTTTCCACTCAAAAGAATTTACATCTACTTCTTTACCATTTACTTCTCTTACTATTTTTTCACTTTCTAGTGTCATATCTTTATAATATTATATTTGAACTTACAATTTCAGACTTTTGTAGGAAATTTACAAAGTATACATTTGAATAATTATAGATTTCTTTAGTTTCAGTTCCAGGATTAAAATATTCCTCTCCTGCTTTAACTTCTTCATATTTTAAAAAACCTTCATCACCAACAGAAACATTAGATGTTTGCCAATTAGGTAATTTAGTACACATTAAATATGATCCAGTATCTAAATTTTTAAAAACATATACTGTGTAATTTCCATCCTTTATAGCTAATAACTTTGCATTTATTACCACTCATCATCCTCATCAAGTAATAAATATTCTTCAGGAGTAGCTTCTTCTAAATAATAACTTGGATGTTTTTTTTCATAATGTAATTTTTCAGTTTCATTAACTAATTCAATTACATCATAAAGTTCATCCGTACTTTTTTCAATGATCAAATATTGCATATTAAATAAGTGCTAATACTTGTGATGCTTTAATAAAAATATCTCCATCTCTTTCCATTATATCAATAACAGTTTTAGCAAGATCTTCTTCTTCAGCTTGTTCTTTAATTAATTTTTCATATAACCATGCACAAGTCATATAATCTTTTTCTGTTCCAGCAAGATCATAAATTGCATAAATCATATTTGTTGTTTGAATTTCTCTATCCAATGAAGCATTTACAGGATCAATTAGACTTTTAATTGGTACATTATTTTCTTCAACTGCTGGATATGAAAATTTATAATTTGCATCAGATAAATAACTCATAATCCATTCATGATGAGAATCTTCTCCTGCAGCCTGACTTCTATAATATTTAGCTAAATCTAGAATACCTTCTACTTCATAATAATTAGCAAAAGTCATATATAGATTTTTATTTTTTAATTCATGAGCAATTTGTTTAACTAAAAGTGAACCAATTGCATCACTAACTCTACATAATTTTCTATTCATTTGTTTTATTTTTAATTATTCGTTTTTTCTTTTCTGGTTCCTTATATAAAATGAAATTATTATCAATCAACCATTTTAATGGTGCTGAATATAAATCACATTCAATTGATATATAAGGAGTTATTTTTAATAATCTGATAATGTTAGGGATCTCTTTTTTTGAAGTAAAATATTTATGATTTGATAAACTATAAACATTTTCAAATTGACTAAATACAAAAACTTCATAAATAAATCTATTACAATCGTCTATTAAACACGATTGATCATCCTTTACATATATATCAGGTCTTATCATTATTTTAAATTAACTAATTCCAT